CGATCGCCGTTTATCAGCATTGCACCGTCGGCATCTATCGTGTCGCCCGCTGCCGCACTAAAGGCTATGTTCAGTCGGTCGCTATCCGAATCGGTAATGGTATGCGTAACCGATGCTTTCACCCAACCCTCACCACCGGCAAGGGTATACGTTACACTCGTTTGCGCGTTCACCCCAGCCGTGTCGGCCTCCTGTATGATCACATAATTACTCGCGCCGGTAGCTGCCGCGCTCGAAAGTAGCCAAACGTAGAACGTAAATGATTGCCCGACACTGAGCTTTTCGGTGTTGTAGAATTGCACCACCTGTACGGCGTTCTCAGCCCCGGCGCCGGGAACCAACCGACCGCAATAAGCACCGAATAGCGGACTCGCTTGACGCGACCATGTGCCGCCAGAAGCTGTCCACGCATCCGCAATCGTCGTATCTTCAAACGAGTTATTCGCGAGATATTGCTTAACCCGTGGCCGCGCCTGTCGTGCTATAAGGTGCATGAGACTGTTAGACTCGACCGAACCGACAAGCGGCGTATCTTCCCAATGCGTGCCGTATTGAAAGCGTGCTGAATGGAAACGCTCAACCGTGTCACGGGCTGAAATGGTTACGTGTGAGATGTTTAGATATTGCGTCGTGCGTGAGAACCCCGCAGCAGATAACCTACCTACAAACGAGTAGTCAAAATCACCGTCATACCAATCCTCGACCCATACTCGGCAGCGTCGTTGTAGATACTTTTGCGTGACGAGTCCGTTATAGACCGCGTTATTCGGATCAAAAGCAGCATACTGGTCGTCGGAAAACTCGCCGTTGTGATTGTTTAGCGCAACGGCGAGAGTATTCGACGAGTGCGCACCTGACAAACGATTCGCAACGCCTTTCTCGAATGACAAACCTGACACATAAGGCGATGACGGTACGTGGCACCGAGTCTTGCCCGTCGCGTGTCCGTCCATCGACCAGTAGATTTCCTCAGCGGTGACGTTCTTGAAATCGTTCTGCACATCGGCGTCAGTTGCTACGTAGTCAGGAAACATGCGAACGTATGCAATATTGTAGTCTCCGGTCCCAAGACTTGTAGTGTTTCGCAATGTTACCTTATTCAGTACAGACGTTTTTGCATCTATCGCCGCGCCCCATGATGTATCATCTTGAGTTTTGTTCATCCACAGGCTCGACCCATCGGCTCGCGCATTCGTTAAGTCGTCAATCGATATGGTAAGCGTAATCCATTGATTGATATTTCGTTCTGCCGTTCCGTCATCATAAACCGCAGACGTCATAAACCGCCGCGTTCCACCATCAATCCACGCCACAACGAAATAATCACTCCCGGCATCGTAGTATATTCTAAACCCCTGATTCGCGCTCAAGTACCATTCAATCAAACCCTCATTTCCTGACGTATGCGCAAAGTTGGGTTTGAACTTTATTTGGAATGAAAAACTATCAGGCAACGTCACCAAATGCTCGGTATACCCACCAGTCAGCGAATGCGTGCCTGGTACGCTGTGCCGAGTAACGCGGATGTCATCGATATAACCAGCACCGCCATTACCAATCGAGTCGACACCGACAAGCGACATTCTGAACCCTGTCGCGGTAGTCGGTAATGTGACCGATGTGCTTATATTCGTGACGCCGGTTGATTTCACGGTTTGTATATCGCTCACCCACGCAGCGGAGTCATAATATCTCACGACAAATAGCGCGTAATTGGACCCGCCATTCTTGTCATACCCACCGGCAACGGGAATATTTACCACCGCAGATACTTCGACCGTTTCACCTGGGACAATCCCGTGTAGGTCTGTAGTGAGTATGTTGTCGGTGAACTCATGCGTTACGTCAGAACCTGCATTGTGCAGTAGCTTGTATGAGTAGTCGCCACTGCGCGAATATTCATCCGACCGTAAAAACGTGCCGTTAGTATCTACGCCGCTCGTTTCGCCAAGTAACGCCGGAACTGTCGCACTCTCACAATTGCCACGGTCAATCAAATTGTCCTCACTGGCAAGGGTGAATGCGGGGTAGCGATGCGATTCCAAATCATCGACGTAAAAATACTCAACATTAGCCGAAGCCGATGCGAATGAGTATTGGATTCCGAAACCCGTCGCAGAATCATTCAAGGTTCCACGTACCGCGAGTTTTTCCCACGAGTCAAGGACCGACGCGCTCGAAGCGGCAACCTCGTGCCATGCAGCCGAATAGTATTCGATGATAGCAACAGATACTTCAGCGGCAGTGGGTCCGCCGGTAGTAGGAATCTTTACCCACGTAACGTATTCAACCGTTTCGCCGGGTAGATGACCGTGCATGTCGGTAGTCAACACTGTGTCTTGAGGATACCAATATGCAGCGGTTCCAGCAGCAACGGTTTTCGTTACGAGATAGGATGAACTACCAGAATGCGCTTGTGCTGTTGAGATTGCAGCCGTGGTGTTTGAATGTGAATCGGCAACCTCGCCGCGCATAGAAGGAGGCGTACTACTCTCACAATCACCACGGTCAATGTATGTCCGCGTATCGCGTGAAACATCTGGGTAATCCAAACCACGGAAGTCGATATAGAGACGTTCGTCTCGGTCTGTCTGACCACCTGTTTTAAGATTCGTTTGCCAATCTGTGCCGATTGAGTCTATCATGCGCCTGCCCGTTTTTGATCTATCACGTTGCTAATCCTCGCGACGAGTCTATCGTTGTCGTAGACATCGCCATTGAAATTTACCGTCGTACTTGATTGGGAGTTACGTTCTAAGCGTTGTGATTCACTTTCCGAAGCTATTCCACCGGCAACCGCAGCAAAGCCGGCAGCAGCCAATAGCGGTATAGCGACTTCCCATTGTCCAGCGAGCGCAGCAGTTGACGCCGCAGATAGCAACATCTGTGGGAGTTGGTTGAGTAGGGTAATACCGATCTGTCGCATAGCGTCATCGAAACTCGCAGCACCTGCGCTACCCATTACAAGCGACTCGCCAAAGGCGAACGCCGCATCAATCGCAGCACCACCGGCAGCCGAAAGAAAGGCTTGCTCCATCGACTTCCACAAACGTGTCATGGATTCCGCTGCTTCATCGATAGGCGTCTTCATATCACGTATAGCTTCGTTCACGTCACGTATCTGGTCAACAACGTCAGTGAATTCTATCCCAGTTCCAATCAAGCCATCGAATACGCCACCACCACCCGCGAACATATCGGGTGATATGTCAGAAGGTGCCGAAGCGAATCTATTGTCTCTCGGCCCACCACGCGCCCTTGCCCCAGGTATGTCAGGGCCTTCGCCAGAAAGAAACTTAACAAGGTCAGGGTATTGGTTCTTTAAGATATCAAAACCACCACCTGAACCGCTAAACCCGAAATCCAACATCTGAGAAAGTGCGCCACTCAACAAGCCTGCGCGCTGTTCTGTAGTATCGGGTCGCACGCCGGTTATAATTTCCTCGCGTCTTGCGTCAGCCGCAATGCCCTGGAAAGCCTTGGTCAATTCGTTCTGGATACCTATACGGAAAGCCATCCACTGATTGCCACCGAAAGCCCGAAAGAACTCGTCATCTGCCAAGCCTTGACCTTGCGCCGCGCTTACAACGTTCGATATTCTTTGTGGCGACTCGGCCATACCAGCTTGCTCAAGTAAGAACTTACGCGTACCTGCATCGTCTGCTAAATCAAACCCGAACAATCGTTTCGATCCGAGGTTATCCATAGCTGACGCAAGATCGTCTGTGTTGTTCGTCACGCCGAGGATTGCCTCGGCCAATACGTTCATTACCTGTATGGTAGGATCGACAAAGGTCGATATTGCTTTACCAATTATCTCGCCAATATCACCCATATTGTTCTTGAATTGTTCCATCCGGCCAAGCGTGGTATCGGCCAACGTTTCAGCCATGCCGCCAAACTTCTCGTCAAGGGCCTCTACAAGCTGCGACAGCTTTTCTGTCTTGCCTGCTTGGGCGTCGATGACAATACCGTATCGAGATAGTGCGTTAGTAGTCGAGCCTAATGTTTTACCTACGAGCGAGGCAGCGGTTTGAAGATCAACGCCCATCGCTACGGAAAAGTCCTGTAACAGTGGGAGTATTTGTTTAAGACCTTCTTCGTTTAGGTTGCTGAGCTGTTGCAACATTGCCGCAGCCGATAGGGTAACCTCATCTCCAAAGGTTGTGAGTGATTGCAATTCACTCGCAAAATCTTGTATACCCTTGCTGCTAATTTCGGTGGTCTTGTTTGTAATGGTCAACGCAGATTCAAAAGCGGTGATAGCACGTTCCTGTTCGCCATATAGCCCTACCATCTGCGTACCAACGCGAACAAGTTTACGAACAGCCATAACCGCCGCGCCGATACTCAGCGTAACACCAAGCGGACCTGTCAAGGCTTTCGACATACTCTTGAATGAGTTGGTGCCTTTGTCTGTGGCACCTTTGACCTTTTGAAGTTCTTTTATGGCATTAGCTGCTTCGGCACGTACAACGACTTTCAACTCTTCGGTAACTGCCATCTATTTATCCTCTTGATGTTGGTTGTACGCCCGATTGAAAGCGTTGAATACGTCAATGAGCCTACACGGTTGCTCGGCCCAGCCGCCCGAGAATGGAAACACTTCCCACTGTTTCGTAACGGTCCAAGCGTTGAGCAATTCGGTAAACTCTGCCGTGAAAAGTGCAGGTATTTCGTTGCGCTGTATTACGTGACCGCCTAACGTTTCAATGCGCTCGTCAGGCGATCTCGCAAACCGTGGTAAATCTTTATGATACCCCTTTAGCCACGCCCAAAAAGGTATGATTAGTTTTTTGAGTCTGTCTCTGCCGTGGCCTCAAGACAATACGCCTCGACTAACGACGCAAGGTCTGGCATTGCGCGCTTGTAAAAGTCTTGTATATCTGTCACGGCCTCGACCTTATCGCCATAGTCGGCTTCAAGATTTTCAATCTTCGTGACCATTTTCATAGCCAATCCCTTTGAATCTTGTATCATCTTCCGACTACCGACCTGCGCGCTACCATCAACGATTTCCTGTGTAATCTCGATATCTTCGAGGTGCACATACTGTTGTCGTGTCGCGCTTCCAAGGAAGCGAATGTGAAACTTGATCTGCTCGTCCTCGGGTAAATCAAGATTGCTTCCATCTGGACTGTCATAGTCTGGTATGTATGTATCTGTTTGTTTCAGGCTGATTTTCAAAGGGTTGCTCCTTAGGTTGCTGTTGCGTGAACGAGTGGCCCTGCCGATTGCGCCCAATCTGCCGACCATCCTTGTAAACCTTCCGCGCTGTTTGTTTTGGTGATATTGCTCAACACGACATTTCCGCTGAACATGCTTGCCGTTGATTCGATGAACTTCGCAGCCATTACCGCCGGTACGCCTCCAGATACAAATTGTATATCTGCCCGTTGCGTAGGTGACGACGATGCGCTTGATGCCAATGCCGGGTCAAACCGCATAACGCCATTCAGACTACCGTTGAAATCTTTGTACTTGCTGTATATTCGCTTTGGACCTGAGCTACCAAGATCGGGCGTGTCGATAGCCCCGGTGTTGATATTCATGGTCCATCCGTTCATGTATGACAGCTTTTTACCGTCTAAGTGCAGAACACCATCTGCCCCATATATAAAATCGTTAGCCATACGCTACTCCTATGTAGATGTATTACTATCGTGCGCCAGTGGTCCGTCAGCCTGTGCCCAATCTGCACTCCATCCCTGTAAACCTTCCGCGCTTTGAGTCTTTACGATATTCGAGAACACAACATTACCCTTGAACATGCTCTGACTCGATTCGACGAACTTGGTATACAATTTCGTCGGTGTACCGCCTGATACGAACATCGATGTTATCGCCTCTTGTGCAGCACTCGTAGCCGCCACCGGGTCGAACACCGTCTCGCCCGTCATTGAGCCGGTGAAATCTTTATACTTTGAGTAGGTCCGTTTAGGGCCGCTCGATCCAAGATCAGGCGTATCAACTGATCCAGTGTTTATGTTCATCGTCCAGCCGTTTAGATAGGTGACTATTTTCGCGCCTACCGATACGGTCCCATCGACTCCGTAAATAAATCCATTTGCCATACTATGCCTCCACTATTTCTTCGTCCGTATCCTCGAACGCGTTCACCTCAATAACCCGATTCATAAACACGTGGCAGACGGTACATACCGCCCCGCGTGATTCTCTTCGCTCTTCGACAACGCCGCATGATGGGCATTCGTGTATAAAGCTATCTTTCATAATTCACCGTCACGTCAACAATAAATTGATAGATATTGTCATAGTCAGGGTCGCGTAACACGCGAGGCCCGTTTGCTGATATATAGTAAATCTTCTTACTTCCTGGCGTCCCGTGATACGCGCTCAACGCATCAAACACCGCATTAGATAAGGTCAACCCGTTCGGTGGGTGAGTATGAAACACGCTGAATTGCACCAACGTTTCACTTGACCGCGTGCCGAGATATTGCAACTCGCCGTTTGAGAAAACTGTGAAATATACGATATACGGGTACGCTTCATTCTCAGGTAACGCATCCGGTACGGTTGTGTAGTAAAGCTTCGTACCTATCCAATCAGTGACAGATGTTTGAGTAAGTAAATATGTTTCGAGGTCTTTCTCGATGCTTACGTGCGCCACTATTTACCCCTCTTGAGATAGAAGTCTACCCATTTACCGAAGTCGCGAAGAATGTCTTTCTTGTATGCCATCAGCGCCGGTCTCAGGAATGGTTGCGCACCTTTTCGCCTGCCCTTGAATATAGACCTGCGCCCAAACACTTTTAACCTTTTGCGCGTTCCGTACTCGATGTGTGGAGCGTATTCTACGTTAGAGCCAACATGAAGCGTCCACTTCTTTGTCGGACCTCGAACCTCATCTCCTTGGAACATAGCTCCAGCGTTAACGCCGCCATTACTTATTACGTCTCTTCCAGCGGAACCGTTCTGTTTAGTGGCCCATGTTATCGAGCCGCGCAACCTTCCAGTGTCTACTGGTGCAAGTAAAGCAGCTTGACGTTCGATGATAATACCGGCTTTCGTTAGCGCCTGCTCTACAGCCTTGTCAATAGCCGCATCGTAGTTGTTGCCGGACATAGTGTTAGTTACAGTTACGCCCGACGCCATTACTGTTTCCTTGCATCGTTCTTCAAAAATACGAGCTTGTGATGATTCATATTCCCGGTGTTCTTGACGAAAACCACGTTATAGTCCTTGCTATCCCACCGCACACGTTTAGTAACGTCTATCGTTACGGTTGACGACATAAACGCTTTGTAGTCAGCGAATAGCTCATTTCTGCCACCCGCGAATGACTCAACGCCGTTCACCGGGTTTACATACGCTTGCGCTGTGCTACACGATTCGGTAAACGCCGATGTTGAGAATTGCGCCGGAGGCGTGACCGTAATGACCTTGATAGTCTGGTCGTAGTAGTTAGTTATTGCCACAATATCAACCCCGGACCTCGTTTCTTTTTGCGTCTCATTCGTAGTCGCTTTCTGAGTTTAGATAACATCAGTCTGCAACCTTCAACCCGGTAGCTGGTGTGTGTTCGTACCAATCCGCTCGGAATGAAACAGTGTTACCCGTGCTGCCACTTGCGAATCTACGCAAATACGTTGTATTCGGTTTTAGCACAAGCTCATTACGGCGCCCTGCTGCGCCGCCTACGTTACCCTTGAATACCGTCCCGCCTACCTTCCAGTTCGCAAGCCGCGTACCAACTGCTGTAGATGAGGTTACACCACCGACGAACGTTGCGAGGCTTGCCTTAGTGCTGTTACGGTTGTGATTGATGGGCGTCACCGTTGATCCGCCAGCCATCCCACCCTTAGCCTCCTCCCAGAATCCAGTTTCAAGAATACCGTTCGATTCAATTACCCACGTCAAGTGCATTTCTGCCGCAGTGTTTGGCGATACCAACTTAGCGAAAAACTCTTGTGTGTCTGACATCGTAGTATTGCCTTCTACGTAAAACCCGTCCCCATCGTGCGTTTCGTGGTGATTGTGGTCGATTACAGTGATAGACTTACTCACACCATCTCGAGCATTCTGTAGCAGGTTGATTATCGGAAATGAGTTACCCGACATTACTGCGCTCTCGCCTTGCGGAACTTATCCAACCCGCTCACAAGCGAATACGGATACTGGTTGTTCCCAATTTGAGTACCTGGTCCTGGATACGATACCGAGTAGTCATCGATACGCTCCGTTATAGCCCCGTTCGGTTTTTTGTTGCTTACCTGGTACCAGATCATTTTAGCTGCGATAGGTTTTAGAGCATTCGGCCAATTTATACGGCTTATGCGGATGCCTCCGGTAGCGTGGTACGAGGTATCCTGATCCAAGCTCACGAACACACCAGTCGAGGTCATCGACATAGTGCCGCTTGATACCGTCCCGATTGTGTTGATTCCGTAGTTACTACCGCCTGCAATAGCAATGTCCATACCAGCAGAGAATCCAACCGTGCTGAATCGCGCCTGGTCGTCTGTGATGTAATCCGCTTGCGATGTCCCTGTGTCAGTATTGCCACGCACGAACGCGATGCCGCCTGACGCTTCGCGATAGATAGTCCTATCCTGAAACCAATTATCGAGATAGGTACAAATGTCCTCTTCGATTATTGGGATATACGTACTTATCAGCGTGTCGTATGTCGCACTCGCCTCACCGATAAACGCCTTGACCTCCGCAAGCGTCATTAGCATTACAACAGCACCTCTTCGTACGCTACGACTTTGTGCCCGGTTGAATTAGCTGACAACCGTATTCCAGTGGTCAAACCGCCACCTACAAACGCGCCTCTCGGTAATGCAAACCCAGACGATATCAGCGAGCTACCAGTTATGCCTGATGCCTGCACGAGTGCAACGGCTGCCTCAGAACTTACCACCTCAAATCCATACCACTTGCCAGTTTTAGCCGCGCCGCTCATCGTCGATGTTATAACCGTTGCGTGCGTGTTTTTTGATATCTGCTTGTACCCTGCTCTGTCTCCGCCATCCATTATACGCCTCCTACACCTGTACCTATGTTTCCGAGTTGATATTGTCTCATCATATATTCGCACTCTCCGATAGCGCCGTCTTGTCGAAGCTTCTGCTTTTCCCAGCGAATCATCTCGCTCTCGGCCTGAGACTGCCCGCCTTGCAACGACGTTAACCTGTCGCGCAGTTTCGGAATCGCTGGATGATAGCCCTCGTAACCGTATAGACCGTTTGAGGTTAGTACCGACCCGCCAGGAGCCATGAGTATGTCAATTCCGGCGCCTTCCATGCGCCCAAGCCAATACTCGCAACACGGTCTCTGCTCTGTGTACTCTTCGCGCGATGCCATGTGTATACCATACAGCCCAACGTGATACGGCTTACCAGTAGTCAGGTATGAGTGGTAAGCCCAAGCGAGCATGTAAGTGATACTCGTGGTGTGATAGCGCCTGTACTCCGGCTTGGTCAGCACGTCTATTGGGAACCGTACCGAATTAGGCACCTCTTTATAGTGGTCCATCATATATGTCGGACCTTCGTAATTGTTCAGCCGTTCGCGTATCTCTGGTCGATCCCAATACGCTCTATTGTGCATCTCAAAAAGCAGGTCAGAACGCTTGAACGCCGGGAACGTGGTACACACCGATACGCCCCAAATCTCGTATCCGTCATCGTTATATGGAGCCATCGGCATAGTTTCAGCCGTTCCGACTATCGCGAGCTTGTCTTTTTGGCAATAGAGCAATTCGCTTTTTTTACCTTTCTTCGGCTTGTACTCGTCCTTTTTCGGTAGCTCCGCCGCTTCTTTCTTTACATTGATTATGTCTTCCGCGTCATCGACCAACATATTCTCAATCTGCGTAGTTTTATGTGCCATATGTATCCTATGTATCAATTGGTAGCGGGAGCCGAAGCCCCCGCCTATGAAAATCTACGGTACGAGAATCGGGCAAATCAGGACATTTCCAGCGTCGGACGTGGCCCTCGCTTTCGATATCTTGATATACCCGTTGGTATCCTTAAACCGCGTTCCGTCGAAAGGACCGATTGCAGCGATACCTACAGTACCACCGGTAGTCGCAAGCCCCTCAGTCAAAGCGGTCGTCGGAAATACACTGTGCATCTTCACACGAGACCATGCCGAGCCGCGAGCTACGTAGTTCGCTTCCCAACACGAGCCAGACGAAGCAGACGCCGACGCGCCGAGATAGATATCTCCGGCAGTCGTTCCCACATCGGTCGTGTTCAAGCTGGCAACAAGTATAACTAACTTGCTGCAATCAACACCATTCACATCGAGATACTGGTTGTTAGCACCGGAATCCAAGGTACTCCAATTCAGCGTCACGGGGTTAGATGAGAACGCAAGGCTCTCAATAGAACTTTCTTTAACTGCCATCTTACGTTGCCTCCGCAGTATAATCAGCGTACAAGACGCCAAGGTTGTTTGGCCGTGTCACCTTACCACCGTAATACATCAGGCCCTTAGCAAGTGTTACGAACTGCTTTGAGGGTCGGACGATCTCAGCGGTCATGACCTGAGCGGCCATAGAAATTGAACCCTGATAACCGAAGAGAGCAGGGTATCTGTTAGTGCCGCTCAAGGCGACAACGTTGTTCGAGCTAAATACGTTAAACCCGTAAACTCGCCCGAGATAGCCTTCACCGAATACAGCGTTGTTGTCAGTCTTCTGTACGATACCGGCTAGGGTCGCTTTGTGAGCTAACCAAGCAGGAACTACAGCCCAACGGCCAGCGGTCGGTGTGTTCGCTTCATCGTGCTTGCGTGCGGCTTCCATGAAATAAACAAGCACGTTAGTCGAGGTGATATCTGCGCCGGTGGTTGATGTCCCGCCAACTGCGATAGCCGCGTCGCCATAAAGTGCCGCTATGTAAGCGTCAACATTATCACGCAATGCCCATGATGCCTCATCAAGTCCATCCTGGATGAGCTTGATTCGCGCCTGAGCATTATCTACATCCTCAATCGTAAAGCTGTACGACGCCCCTTGATCTATATCAAGTTTTTGACCAGCTGCGTCAAGCTGTTCGATGGTCAGGTCACTTGTCGTCCCCGGCGTATACGAATTGACCGAAACCGGCCCGACCTGTATGATTTTTACAGACTGTCCGTACCCAGTGATTTCACCTTCGTAATCGGTGTTAGCCACGTTCATGAATACTGACGCGTCATTGAGACGCGCAAGTATTTGACCAGATACGATATCTGGTTTTAATGCGTCTAATGCCATTAGTTACTCCTATATGGTGTCCGTAAGATAGGCGTTAAATTCTTCGCGAGACATATCGCCACCTTTCTTACCCTTGTAGTCAGGAGATGCTTGATTACCACCGCTCTTAGGCGGAGGCGCACCTGCCAACCTCTCGTTAACGCGCTTCGCTACCTCGGATTCAACGCGAGCATTGAAGTTAGTTACCCAACCCTGTATGCCGTCGCTGTCTTTTGGTTCGCGCATCAGCTCCATTGCTGACGGGTCGATGCTATTTGACACCAACCCCTCGGTAATGATGGCTTTGCGCTCTATATCTGCTTGACGCGTTTTGTATTGCTCATTCTCTTGTTTGAGCTGAGCAATCTCGTGTTTCTCGCGTTCCTTTTCGGTCATGTTGGCTATCTTCGCGTCCTCCAGCTCCTTTTCAAGCTCTGAATTACGGCGATTCAATCCGCTCATTTCCGCTTTCACGCGTTCGTTCTGCGCGACCATTGCCGCTTCTATCTTCTCGTCGATTGTCAATTCCGGCGGTTGCTCCGGTACCAGCGGCTCAACCTCTGGAGTTACCTCATCGCTCATGTTATCTCCTTACCAAAACTTTTTAGTAGGCGGTCCGGCAAAGATAACCTTTGCGCGTAACTGCCCCGCTGCCGCTGTACTCAAATGGTATCGGTCGGCAACCTGTTTCAAGTCTGTGTTGCGCAAAGCACCCGCAGCATTGCGGCTCATCGCCTCGGTAACTTCGTATCTGATTCGCTGTTTCTTTGTCATGCGTTCCTCCAATAAAAAAGGTCACCGCTTTGGTGACCACTCGTCATATGTCTTATAAGGGACGATTCCCTCACCTCGTATCCGTCTTAACTTCGGCTCGTATCCCTCGATACCGCCGGTGATTCGACATCGACAATTTATGTCAAAGCTCGCCAAGCCGCTTTGCGTCGGTCCCGCCACACGACCGACAGCCGTATTCCAATACTGATTACCGTTGCTATCGACCGAAGCAGGTACGTTGTCAAGCGCGCCGTGAGAGGTGCGTGTCCGCGAGTCAAGTGTTGCATCCCATATATCTCGTACCTCAACTCCTAAATCTCTCGCCTTGTCATAGGTGTCCATTTGGCCTAACACCTGCGCCCGTTGCCCTTCGGTCCTGATAATACGCATCGCGTCGTTCGCGTTGCCGTTTATCGCTGTCCTGATACCTCGCATCATTGTCGGGTACGATTCGCCTCGGATCAAACCTTGCGTTATAGCTGTTCGGATTCGAGCGCGTCCATTAGCTCGGAGTCGCGTTGTAGCAATCTCGCGCAACGGGTTAGCAACCGCTGCTGTAACCGCTGAAGGGTTGAGCAAACCCCAACGTAAAGCGATACCCGACTCCTGATCAATCGTCCACGCAAAACGATAAAACGCGTCGTCATATTCGATAGCCGCCATTTTATCAACGAGCGATTTGTTCGCTCGCGCACTTGGTCCAAGTATCTCTGTAAGGTCTTTATTCAACGTAGTCATACGCCGATACTTGGACATTTCCGAATGAGTCAACACGCCATTGACAGCGTATCGCTCATATAGTTTAGCCATCTCAATACGTATGCCGTTTAAAGCCTGCCGGTAATTGGCTCGTACCGTGGCCTCATATCTGCCTAACCTGACGTCAAGCGCATGTTTTGCGATTCTATCTAATCGCTCCGGGTCACGTAGTGTCGCCACTTTCCGCAACCTCGTCGTCGGCAAACAGGTCCATTACGGGTGACTCTTCCTCAAGCTGGTCAATCTCAGCGTCGGGGTCATCAACAAAATCAGCGAATGTCTCAAGTAGGGTACGCTTCGATACATGACCTGCAAACAGGTTAAATATCTCAGCCTGCTCTTTGCTGTTGTCTGGAGTGTTGCGAGTCATGATGATCTTAACATCACGCACGTCTCCTCCCTTGCCTTGTATGGTAAGTATCTGATTGATAAGTACCATTCGCTCGCGTAGCCCGGTAATGAAGTACGATTCTTTTGGATCGGTGAACAATTCCATGAGATAGATAAATTTGGTCAGCGTCTTACCGCTTGCGCCGGCGCCATCATAATCCTCAAGGTTTGGAATCCCTGATTGTCGGTGAATCTCAGACCTCAACAGGTCAGCCATAAATGATATAAACTCTGTCTGTATGTCCTTGGTCAAAAATGACACATCGCCCGACTCATCAAGGTTTTCGAATACCCGCAATCTCTTGACCTTTTCTGCCTGGTCCTGAGATAACGCCATCCCCTTGAGTAACAGATACGCCCACGCGAACCGGTCGAACTCATTCATCGAGTCAGATATCAACACATCATAGGCGTCTATCAACGGCTGCACCGCGTCAAAATCACCCATCTTCTCTTCGTTGTTTTCGAAGTCTACAAGCGGAACCATACCGTAAAAGTGCGGTATCTCATCGCCAACCATCGACAACTCGGCACCCTTGACATGCGTGTAGGTACGTATCACCTTATCGTCAACGTACATCACTTCTGAGTACTGCTCTGTGTCTTCGGATACCTGCACAACACGCAAGAACGCGACTAACTCAGGTTCGATATCTTTGTTGTAAAACGGTATCACCTCCATTACCGGCAGCTTTGCAAACCGTGGCATCGTAGACGCGTCGTCACCTACAACGTAATGGTACTCATAGCCGCGTCCCTGAGTTGATACTTGCTTCCCCATCTGCTCGGTTTTTATAGGCTCGTCGTTAGCGTCGAATACCTCGCGCATCGACGCTTCGAGCGCGTCATCTTCAAACGCATAATTGACAAGACCCGGCTTGAACATGTAACCATCGACAAGATTGACTATCCTGCGTGCATAGCTGATAGGTATGCGGTTGTCAGGTCCGCTATCGTCAGGCACGTCGCGATCAAGTATCGACGGATTGTCACCCAAGTAATACTCAAGGTTGCGCTCGAAGTGCTTGCGCTCTTTACCCTTTTCGAACTCGTCTACTTTTTTAGACAGGTAAGACGATGTGAGATCATCGACTGAATCAACTTTATACATCGTCACCTCTTACGTATTGGTTGCGGCCATGTGCGCCATTTCGCTTTCGGTTTAAAACTCATCAGCTCGCGGTCGTATGCGCTAAACATAGCATCAACATCGACACGATCAGCAGACGTATTCACCGGTGTGTTCATAAGCGAATTTACATCGTCAATTAGGAAGTCTACCGTAGGCTCGCTAATCGGCCTTGTAGACGATTTCTCATGTACTATACTAATGCTCATCTGCTACACCATTAGCAATGGAAGCATCTGGAAGCGTATCTCATCCTTGAACGGCAGATCGTCACCTGAGTCAGAATCGTACACAGCCTCGATTGTCAACACTCGCCCGAGTATCCCCGGCCTTTGTATCGCGAGATCGACGCCGCTGAGTACAATGTCAACACTCGCAGCGGGTAGAGCTATAGCAACCGCAAGCCGAGAATTGACAACGTTGCCGCTCGTGTCGGTCAAGTCCCACGTAATCGAATCTGGTACTACCGCTGATCCAGCCTCATCGGAGAAGGCGATAGTCACGACATACGTTGATCGCTCGACCGCTTTAGTGCTAAGAATAGTCATTAAGCGCCGTCGTCAGAAGCGGTGAACGTATAGGTTACTTCAAGCTTGTCTCCGGAGTCGCCGTTTTTGTTACCGCCAGAGAACGCTGCGCCGCACAGAAGTATCCCGGTAGTGCCGCTTATCGCGTTACTTGATGCAAGAATCGCACCACCGATTGTAGACCCGTCGGCGTCCAAAGTGAACGTCGATTTGTTTGCAGAGTTGGTCACTGATACACCGCTACGAGCTTCTACGAAAGTAGGACGTGTAGCCTCGTCGTAAGCCGCAAACTCTGTGAATCCGTTTGTACTCAATCGGTCGCCAGTTGACACGGTTGGAGTCGCGCCAAGTAAACCAGTATACCAGGTGGTTACTTGAGTACCGCCGGTCAATGACGCATCAAGCATATACTGCAACCCGGTACTCACTACCAGGTTGTCAAACGTGTCAGACCATTTCACGCTTCCGTCATCTCTATCTGTTAGTGTCGCTACAAACTGCCCGCCGAACGCTACTTTTTCACCCATTTTGTCTCCTTAACTTGCCGTAATAGTCGGCGCTGCCGCACTCACACCGAAAGCTGGTGATGTGACGCTTACCGATATGCTCGCACCTGCAACAGATGCCGTCATCGTAATCAATCCATTCGCGCCACCGGCAGATTCGACAGTGATGGCGCCTAATTCGACGCCATCTGATACTGACGCAAGTAACGACGCGAGTACCGTTGGAAGATCACCAAACGTGATACCATCCGCAACCGAGCCCAATAGGTCAGCGCGCACTATTGTAGTATCGCTAAACGATACGCCATCAGTTACGACGCCGCTTATCACGCCTGTCGTGGAGCCGCTTGTAACATCGCCCAATATCGCGCCATCATCAGCGACGGCCAACAGTGTCATGCCAGCGATATCAGAATCGCTGAATATAACCCCGTCTGTAGTCACCGCGTGTAGCGTCATTCCGGCTACGTCAGAATCGCTGAACGTACTGCCGTCAACCGATGATCCAAATAGGGTCATCAGCGCGACCGCACTATCGCTGAACGTGCTACCGTCTGCCGCAGATTGTCCACCGGCAGCTACAACGATATCAATTATGATTAGAGCGGCAGCGTTAGCACCGTTGGCCGACGTCGTCGCATACGTGATATCTGTTTGCGTTGTGGCAAACACCGTATACGATACGTCAAAATCAAACGTGCCTGATGTTGTTCCGTCAACCCCTTCGCCGCCTATCAGGTTATTAGAAAGCGCCGATCTATCATTAGTAGCACTACCGACTGCAAGACTGTCTGTTTCGCCAGACGATGCAGTCGCGGAGGTGGGATTGCCGCCCCAGCCGGTTGAAGTCGTAGCTGGGCCGTCCTGGAATGATGGTGTCTCGCCTATTCCCGGCCTGAATTGCTGTACGATGAGTTCTACGTCGCCGTTTGACACCCCGCTTAAAGTCGCGCGGATCGTAGCCGCCGCATCTGCCGCAGCGGATATCAGATACGATCCCGTGATAACCCAATTCGACGTAACAGATTCGGCGAGTAAGGTGAACGCGTTACTTGCATCGTCCTGAGCAACACCGGTCACGGTTAAGTTTCCATAATTGCCCGCTACGTAGCAAACGAGTACGTCACCCGCTGCGATGTTCAGAGTCCCGGCGGTATCAAGCGTTGATACCGATGACCCTGCTCCGACTGCTGATGCGACGAAAGTCATTGGTACTTAAAACTCAAGAATCAGCGCGTCGATTTCGCCCTTCAATGCCGTGAACTCAGTCGCTATTTTCGCCCGTTCGTCTTGCGCTTGCTCTTCAAACGGTCCCGTTGGAGTATACCCATTGATCTCTGAGATCACGTCCGAAAACTGCGTTGGGAGCGCTCCCAACACATCGGACGCGGTTACAATACGAGATTTCGCCGTTGCTATCGACCGCCGTTCTGTGACGATTATCTGTGTGATGTCGTCCAGGCCTCGTTTTACTTCGGTTACTGTTGCCATGATTTACCCTATTCCCTACGACTGCTTTACGCCGACGCCTGCCGCGATCATCCCCACTGCCGACATCACATAACCCCACCCGGCAGATATCATATCCTCGTTGCCGAGAATCATGGCCGCTGCCACGAGCACTACCGCCGCAATCAATTTGATCCATTTGCTGTTCATCTAGACTCCTATAGTCCTGCTTCGGATGCGGCCGCGCTACCGATACTTCCAGCCGCTTTCATTGTACGTTCTAAAGCATAACGCAACGCGTCAATGATATGATTATGCTTGTCTTCTAATACCGGCAATATCTCTCCGGTCAATCTGTCGGTCTTGTAGCTATATAGCTTGAACTCATCAGCTGTGTGTTTACACCGTTCGTGAATCATCACACCCCGGAATGAGCGTAAGAAGGAAACGCCAGCCTCCACGCTTCCCGCGCCTTTCTTCGCGGATTGTATCTGGTACCCGTTCTTCCGTAGATAACTGATAACGTCGGGTCTCTGCGAATCGCCAATGATCGGCCAATCCTTCGACCCAGGAACAGCCCCAAACATCTCAGGTAAATCGTCAATGTCAACACCAACGCCATACGCCTCGTAGTCTATCCATAGGATCTGGTTTCTGATGAATCCTCTGGCCAAAGTTGACGGGTCCTGGCTGAAACCCCAATCTGCGCCAAAGTAGAATCTATCAACATCTGTAGGCGTCTCGAATGCTGCCACTCTGTACTTACCACGGAACACTTGTGCTTCGGTAATCGTGCGCGGTTGACCTTCCCAAATCCATTCATATTTGGAATAGTCGGTTGCCTTATCGTATTCCATCTCCTTTCGAAGCGGTTCGGGGAAGTACGGGTTGTTGTAATAGTTAACCTCGACTACTGTAGAGTCCCTGCCCTCTAACGCCCTGATTGGGTCGTCTTCGGTGTCAGGGTTATAGGATACCCATATCTCACTACCAGGCTCGCGGATCGTAGGTATCAGCACATCAAGCGCAGATTTCGCTACGTTCTGCCCTTCCTCAATCCATACACGTGTAATACCCTCAAGCGATTTTATACGCTCAGGGTTTTGTAAGCCACGAAACAAAAACTCTGTACCGTTCGCGCATGTCAAGCCGTGGCGCGTCTGCGTAAAAGCCGCATCGAGCCCATGATCGTGTATCACTCGTTTGAGCATCGCAAGCGCAGAATCACTCAACGTGTTCTGTACGTCACGAGTGAGCAACATTTTGTGCTTGCCCTTGATAGCCTCAACGATAAAGTTCTCGCCGATACCGTATGACTTGCCGGATCCGCGACCGCCTTTAGCTACTTTATACCGGCTCTTTGTTTTCCATAGTGGCAACATCGCCGGTATCGGTTTGATCTTCAGTTAAGTCTACCTCAATTACGTCTGGTAAGTTCTGCATCAGGTTGTGAACGGTTTCGGTAGGCTTACCGTCTAATCGGTCAATCGCATACTTCAAAGCTGCAAGGTCGCCACCATCGGCCAACTCTATCAGCTTGTTGACCATCGCTTGCTTATCTACCGTCTCACGTAACAGGTCGGTAATAGCTTGGTCCTTTTTAGGTCTGCCGTTAGGGTTATTAACCTCTCCCGGCTTAAAGTCTCTACCGCCCGTTTTCTTTCCTATAGCCATCGCATTTATATCGCTGTTTTATAGCGACTAACTCCGTTTTTTGTCGGTAATGGCATTAATTCCTAACAATATCTCAAGACCGACTATCGTCTTATTTAGCCATTCAATCCATTCTGGAGACCCGCCAGAATCACGCATCTCATACCAAGAGTCAAGAGAAGGCGGTGGAAGCGGGCCACCACCTACCACGATGTTCGATCCTGCGTTGTCTGGGATTGTGGCGTCTGGTTCTGTGTAGTAATACCCAGACTCATCGACACGAATCATGTAGTGCCTCTCCATTTTACCTGGTGTACCACCAACAGGCTTACCAACCGAATAGCCGCTATTCACGAACCTACCGATTATCTTTTCCTGTTCTTGCTTTGAAAGGTTTTCAAAGTCTGGAAAGCAAAAATACCAGCTTACGGCTTGAGTCGCGCCAGCTATCATCTCAGCCTCTTGCCCTTCGTAGTACTGCCAATCTAATATCTCTGGTTTAGGGTCGAGATATTTACCTCGATAAAGGTCTATTGCCCTACTCGGAATCGGCTTTTTTTTTATTTCTTTCCCCGTTACACTTATACCGTACAGGTTTTGACCCTTTTCTTTCTGTACATGATACTTTTTGCGATAATACGCAGCCTTTATAGCCTTACCGCCCTGTTCGGCATAGAACTCGACAGTTAAGCCGCTTTTGTGTGTTGCGATACGCAACCAAGCATCTTGTATATATTCCTCTTGATTCTCAATATTGCTTGAATACCGCCTTGCGTATTTTGAAAGCGCAAGTTTTAACTCGCTATCATACAACAGCTTACTAATTTCTGCACCTGTCATTTTGCGCCTCCGTTGTATAACTCAAGCACCTCGATAGTTCTCATGCGGGTCTCACCGGCGCGTACCATTCCATAACCTCGTCAAATAGGTCACGATTGCGCCAGTAGATAACCGTCGCTGAATATGGGAGATAGCGCGTAACGTCAAACTTATGCTCGAATCCTGACGGGTAGGCTAAATCCTCGACTTCCTTCTCGCCGTCCATCAATTCTTCGTACTCGATCGTCGTGTTGCCGTGTTCCGTCATCACCCGCTTTGCGATGTCGGTCATCTTATAGCACGGAGGGTCTTGCAAGTGAAACACATGAGGATTGTCGTCAAGGCATTTCACGGCCTGCGTTATTTGGTGAACCGCCATTTTCTCCGTGATATAATGCCGCCGCGTGCCCTTGCCACGTATGACGATCGGTTCGCCCTTACGTGCTTTTTCTGCCCAGATCAATTCGGCGCACCCATTAGAATAGTGTATATTTACCAACCTGATTACGCTGCCGTACTCAAGCGCAATTCGCTCACCTGCGTACTTCGAAAAGCCGTAAACGTTGATCGGGTAAACCGCCTTGTCGGTCGATATCTGTAGTAACTTCCACTCACCGTCCATGCTTGCGAGCGCATTCGAGTTGACCTCCAAAGCACGAAACGGGTTATCCTCGCAATGCACAACGTGTTTCATCGCCGCGCAATCTATCACCACGTCGGCATGTGCCTTGTCCCAAAATCGCGCGTTGCAGATATCCTCAACTATCGGCGTGATAGGATAGTCAAGCGATAGGTAGTGCAGGTCGGTCTCATTGATATCCACCGCTATTACGTCGTGATCGTGACAGTAATGCCTACACAAAGCGCTACCCAACGTACCGGCTGCACCGGTTATGATTATTCGCATGCTATTTCCTGTACGCGCCTCTCATTAGCTATTTTTACTGCGTGTTCAAGGTCGCGTGCGCGTATATCGCGATAACTGACCATTTTCCCATCGTTCCACATACCCTTAAAGCCATGGTGTACAACGTTATCATATTTCACGCCCCACTTCCCTCTGTCTTTTGCCGATATTACAGAACCAGTTTTCCGATACATGGAGATGTCCCACAACGGCATTCTGGGGGCTGTGCTGTTTATCTCGTACTCTTCAACCGTGCCCTCGTCCCACTCGTCGCTCACATCCTTAGCACACACCTCGGCTACAAGATTATCAGAAAACGCGGCAATTATATGATAGTCGCTGTATGATCCTTTAGTAACCAAATACACTCTTTTCATATTCCCTCCGAAAACATCGTAAATTGCGACAAATCCGCGTAGTCATCGTTGGGCAAATCGTCGTTATGGTCTGGAATGTATTGCATCAACGCTAACCCCCTAGCGGCGTCAGTTGGTTCTAAAAGGCAATGATAACCCGGTACATCAAAAGAATCAAGTCGTGTCTTCACACCCTCTGTACGCCCATCGTAGCGCATTCGGCGCAATGTGTCGGCTGTCGCTTTGTCGTCTGTGAGGATCATCCCACCGCGCCCGATTGGTAAGTGCTTGGCATAGTGGAATGATAGGCAAAACAACATGTTCGGCTCGTACATATTTTTCGTAAATCGCCGCGCAGAGTCAACGATATTCGTCCCGCCGAGTAAGTATGCCCCGCTCCAATCCTTGCTGTTGAACTCGCACTTGTGGCCGGCGAGTATCACAGCCTGCGCCACACCGACATATGTGAACCGTGGCAACCCTATATGTCGATTGCCTACTCGTAACCGCTCAAGCAGCAGGCAAAGCAGCAACGCGTTCGTGCAGCTATCAACTGCGACACCATACGGCGCACTCGCGTAATCGGCAACGCTTTTCTCAAAGTCACGTACTGTATTCCAAGGTGAGGTTACACGGTCCCAACCGCTCGCGTATAGTGATTGCGAACTAAAGGTATCACACATCGCAAAGCTCCTCGTAATCGTCAAGGTGGTCATATACCTCATCGACAACGTATCGGCCGATTGCGTCGTATCCCCTGAGTATAGCTGCGGGCATCCCTACTACAAACTCTATGTACGATACGCGAGCCTCGACATAATCCATTCCGTCGGCTTTTGCAGTCTCTATCTGTGTACGCAGCGTATCACGTATAGATTTATACGACTCGTACACGTTTTCGATACGCTGTAACTCGTTTGCAAAATCCTCTAATTCTGACATTAGCAATCTCCTTTATTTCCGTGCATCTTAGTATACATCAGCTCGGCCATATCCCAATCGTCTTGCGTGTCAATGTCAATGGCCCTGGTAGCGGGTATCTCAACGTAGCCTGCTTCCATCGGGGTCAAGGTTCGCGCCATCATTAACCAGGTTACATCTGCAACATACCATTGACCGGCTGGGTAGTACACTTTCGCGAAATTATCGGAGTTGACATCCTTATATTCAGGGTAGCGAGGCGTTACCGTGTCGCCATTGACAATCAACGCACGTTCCGGTGCTTCACGTGATTCGTAACCGGGTACGCAACGTGACGCCCGAGGTCTTGCACTTGATGCAACCCCTTGATAATGTCAAACCTCTCAGCGAGTGGTGCGCAAGGGTATATCATTATAACCATGTCGAAATTGTTAATCCTGGTATCTAACACATCAAGCACGACATCCACCATTGGCGTGTCATCCAGACACAGCACTTGGTCACGCGATCTCCACGCGCAACCAAGCGACATAGCAATCTCGCCTATATCATCATCATCACTCGATACCACTACATGATTGCAGCCAGTCGCATGCGCCAACTCTATCGAGTGCTGAATCATCGGCTTTCCGCGAAACATCTTCGTGTTCTTTCCCGGTAGTCTCTTGCTCGTCGCTTTCGCTGGTATTACGCATAGTGTTTTCATCGTTACTCCTTTTGACGAGATATCCGATAGCCGCAAATTGCGCTGATACCCTCGAATCTGTTTCGTCTTGCTTGGTTTCGAGTGCTTGTACTCGCTTGGTTAGCTCGTGAAATGCTCGTAGGTCAATCATCGCTCAACACTCCTATAAGCACAATTATCAAGACAAAGCCCAACAAGATGCCGACCGCTATATCAAATATCATAACGCCTCCCAATATGGACAATGTTCTAAGTGGGTAGAACCTCTATGAATATGCCCACCGCACGGCTTAGGTATCCCGCCAACAAAATAAAAAGCATTCGGCAACTCAGGAAGTTTCACTTGATATCCGCACATACCGCCTTTCTGTGGGTGTAGGCGACCGTTTTTGGTCCTGTCCCAATCTGCGTGTCGGCACTTATCGCAACTTTTCATAACGCCTCCAAAATATCGCGCAACTGCTTCGGTCGCAAAGCAAACGGTCCAGTGTCAGGCCCTGTTTGCCAATCAAGGCAAAAGTGCGTCTCGTATAGTTCTGGGCGGTAGATATTAAGTAAATCCATTCCTACCGTGTGATCGGTGTGGTCTGATATCCCCGCACGTAGTTGAGTGTCAGTGAACCGGCTTACGTAGTCTCCTGCTTTTGCCGGGTATTCGCGGACGCAACACATGAGATTCGTGTTTCCTCGTCTGATATACAGGTCGTGTTCTATGCTTGTTTCTATGCTCACGATACTTCCATGCTCCCAATACGTATTCCGCGTGAACAGCATTAGATGATCTTTCGACGCTTGATGATTCGCTGCCTTGGTAAACGGCACGTCAAATATACCGAGAAACTTCGCCGACTCGTAATCAAAAACACTCGCCGTAGTAGCATACCCAAGCTTTAGAGCGTAATCGTACGCATACGAAAATATGCCCTGATGCAAAGCGCGAAGGTGTGTAAACTCACCACCACGGAATAGCTGCCATTTGAGAATGATTTCCGTCTCTCTATTATCAGCATCGTCAACCTCGTCGATCATTGTGCGGACAGCGCGTGGGTCATTTTTGCAAGTCTCACCGCTGCCAAGGTCTAAAATTATCGTCATATCATCTCCTTTTGTAACCACCAACCCATTTTCAGATCCTCGGAGTTCTGATCGTATTCCTTGCGGAAAACACTATGTCTGTGCGAGCTATCAAACTTCGGCTCTCGCGGAAATTGCTTACGTGTGCTAAGCCTGCAATGATACGGGATATCGTCATACCCGTCAATGATCTCTTCTTTGACCGTTGACTCGGCCTTTAGAGGCTTGGATATATTCGCTCCGTGAGCTCGCAACGTACTGACATGCGATATGACCTGTAATCTGCTAACCCCGTCTATGTGTCGCATTACCAACCTCGGCCCACCGATCGGGTAGTGCTTGATTATAACAGCATCGTCCGCGCTTGTCCATGATCGAGTCTTAGCACCCATCGGTGTTATCCAGCAGAGCTGCGAGTAGTTCGGGCGACCTAACCTTGACATTCCAAAGTTGCTTGATTGCGTATGACATTTCCTTCCACCACTCGCGCCATATCTTATTCTCCGCTGCGAGTGCAACCCCTTCGTCGCTTGCCTCAGCAGCGCACTCTTCGAGGTAGGTGTTTCGTGCTTCGAGTTCTTTCACTCTGTCCGTAAGTTCGCATACCTCGCAAACACGCCGAGGGTGTCCGTGCTTGCACCATAGCTCTGGTATCATTCGTTACCTCCAGTAGCATCAGTGATCGGTGGTTCTTTCTCCTTTTGCTCACGCCAATAATTCACAAACCACTCTATGCGCCGGTCCTTCCGCTTATTCTCGGCTTCGAGGGTGGCGAGCTTCGTTTTGAGCAATTCATTATCGTTAGCCATGCACGTGATAATTTCCTCGCTCGGAAGGTCATACGCAACAGCATCTTCTTTCAACCATTCGTGCATGTATTCACCGGGGCGGCACCCGTTAGGCTCGGCATCATCCAACTTCTTAGATTCTTCCTTTAGAAAATGTCTGCGCCAGTTATCGAGTTCCTTCGTCTGCTCGTCGATGTGGGCGAGTAGGCTGGTCATCACAGCCGACGCCAATGGCGTATATTCGTACTCAGTGCAGTGAATTTTTATCGCTCGAATCGCTTCTGGTGTCATTCGTTACCTCCTTCTCCCATAGTATTTTATCTCGATTATGCAATCTCCAATTTTGGCCGTCAAACGACGGAACCAATCCAGCACGCCACAAATCTATTGCCGGTTGAAACGGATTATCTCCGGATGCGTGTTCGGTATAGTCCCATTTTTCTACGTTTGGAAATAATGACGATATATAAGCCCAGACCGAAGCCCAGACCGAATCCCTGGCCGCAGCCCCGACCGAAGCCCCGACCGAAGCCCCGACCGAATCCCTGGCCGAATCCCAGACCGAAGCCCAGACCGCAGCCCCGACCGAAGCCCCGACCGAATCCCTGACCGAATCCCTGACCGAATCCCAGACCGAAGCCCCGACCGAATCCCTGGCCGAATCCCAGACCGAAGCCCCGACCGAATCCCTGGCCGAAGCCCCGACCGAATCCCTGACCGCAGCCCTGACCGCAGCCCTGACCGAAGCCCATGCGTCAACCAATTCTATCTCACGTTTCATGACAACCGATCGTGATTTTGTCCACGGATTAAACGGAAATGTAGAATGCTCAATATCCCAGTCCCACGTCCTACTATGCATGCGGGTGATTATCTCTGATTTAGTGACCCTATCCCCCAACTCGAACTGCTCGTACCTGCGTTTGAATTGATCATACTCGACCGACTGCCCCCCGACTTCGCATTCGTATATAATCCTGCCGGGTCTGTATGCATAGCATAATCCATCAAGATCAGTGGCGTAGTATCCGCTAGAACAGGGCAGTGTTGCATCGGAATTAAAATCAGAGCACACGTATTTTTTTCCTGTGACGTATGTATGATTTTTGTATGGGCTGATTTTACCTGCAAGAAGAACCTTATATAGTTTCATTCATTACCTCCTGCGGCCATTGCGCCAATCGCCCTCATATGCTCTTAGCTCGGCTTCGAGGGTGGCTATGCGCTTATCGGTTTTCGTTATATAACCCGGCCCCTCTTCGCCTTCGAGCCACACGAACTCTCGACAATCTGACTCTAATTTTTCGATCCGCTTCGCTTGCCTCTCTACCTCGGCGAGTAGGTCGGGTGCTGCGGCAATCAAATCGGCGTTAGGAGGACAGTTGTAAACGAGATTGCAGATATTCCCGTCACGCTCAGAGTCAACAATATCCCACCCACCAACTCCGGTAGAATGATGCCAAGGTCCAGGAGTATGTCCTTTCAGTTTCGCTATCTGTTCTTTTGTCATTCGTTACCTCGCTCGTCAATCTCGCCACCGCAGTAGGGGCAGTATTCGTAGCAATTATCTACCGGCCCGTCAGCCAGAAACTCGTTGAGGTTGTTGCATTTCGTTTCCCAAATTCCGTCCTCGTCCTCTGTCCATTTGCACTTCTTGACCTTGCGGTAGTAGGCCGCATACATTGGGCTGCGATCATTACGTATCCATTTCCCGCTTGCGCCCAGAGTACTGACTGTCCATGCGCCAATCTCATCCGGCATATCGTCCGGGGTGGGGTCGGCAAAACTGCCACGATCAATCACACCATCTTGCGAGCAGCCCTTTTTTATTGTCATAGCTTCAGATGATGTAAAACCGTTTTGCGTAACCTCATCCAGCATATCGTCCGAGGTGTTTTCGAGCGTTCCTGGTATCGGTTCATCCAGCGTATCGACGATAGCCATAGCTGCGTTCCACATTCGGCGTCGTTCGGCCTTGTCCGTGTGATAAATAAACGTACCGCATCGTGTGCATTCCACACTATCATAGCCTTCTTTGTCTTTCGCTTCACCACCGCATCGACACCGGGCAAGGGCTGGTTCGGGGGTAGGTCCAATACAGGCTGTGTGTATTTCATATATTAGGCCATTCTGGTCAAACTCAATTCCACCTACGTTGGTAAAACTTACTTTGATAAAATCTGGTGGTTTTGGTTTGACGTAGGGTTCGATGTATTGCCAGCGTAGCGGTCTCGGAGGTGAAAAATGCTTCTCCTCATTTCCGGGAGATGAGAGAAGATCTATTCCATTTGCATGGTTCTCAAACTCCCACAAGACATGTTTACTCGTATCTGTCGGTTGATTTGTTCCGTCGTACTTCGTCCATCCGCTATTCATTTTCCAACTCCCTTATCCGTATGCTCATATCGTATATCGTGATTCTGTAAGTGTTAACCATCCCATTCATGGCATCAAGGTTGCCCTGTACGAAATCGAGCATTTCGATCGTCGCGTTTAGCATCCTCGCGTCACGCTCTGCCTTCTCAATGATATACTCGCTTTCGCCTTGGCGTAGGCTAATCTGCGTCTTAAGCCAGCCAATATCATCGGCCATAACAAACACGCCAATCATAAGACTCAGAACGAACGCACACAGAATCCCAATCGCTACTGTCGTTTTACTCATTTCGTCTCCTAACGTTTTTAGCGTCACACAACTTTTTCAATGTCTCGCGTAATTCGGCCAACATATCAGAACCCTCGTCACGCTCGACCACATCTCTCGGACCTTCCAATTTCAAGTATTGACCATCTCCTTTGTTGGTGTCAAGTAGTTTCGCAATATCCGCGATACTTATCGTGTTTACAGGTTCGATTTTGTGATACTCGACTAAATCAAAGTACACGTCATCGAGCGAATGCCCTTGTATGTCACGCTTGTCCAACCATCGCTTGATCACCGGACCCGCATCCTCACGCCAGGGTCCAAAGTATTCAAAGAGTCGTTTGATAAATGCGTCGCTTGTCATTTCCACAACTCGTCTAATTCGGCGTCGTTCTCTTTTGTGGCGGTTACCTTGTTCATCATTGCCTCCGCTTCTGGTTCCAGACGTTCCCAAACTGCAAGCATCCCCTTCGGTGTCATCGGCTGTCGTGACCAGAACTGCTTATTGCGTTCGCTCATATTCGGCAGTGTACCACCTCGCAGACGTTCGTACAAGGTCATCATAGTCGGTAGCACCTTCTCAGGGTCGCCACGCACACCGGCAAGCTCTATGAGACGAGGCAGAGCATCGAGGTTAGATTGATTATCCGACCAAAGCGGAGTGTGCCGCTGAAAGGCTGCGATTGTCTTTGAACGTAGGGTGACATTTGCCACGCTTGCGGGCGCGTTCTCTTCCCTTAAGTTAACTTGTATTACTTTAGTTTTAATTAACTTAGGGCGGCCCTTGTTTTCATCATCGGTCGCGGTGCTCGCGGATTTTATCCGGCAAGTATCCGGAAGGTATCCGGAAAGTATCCGGAAGGTATCCGGCAAACATCCGGATAAGGTAGGATTACCCGTATCTGGCTCACGATCTGCACGTAAACCAACCTGATTATCGGCGAACTTTGGGAATTCTAACCACATATCGCCGTCATGTTCAAACCATATAACAAGCTCGGCGTCTACCCATTCCTTGACATATGACTCGACCTCATCGGCTGTTATATCGTGACGCCTTGGTATGACGATTGACTTCAAAACGCCTTGGTCGCCGTGTATAACGCCGTTCTTATCAAGGTGTGAGATAGTCCATGTGTAGAGTAATTGCGCCCTATCACTCATCGAATTGACCGACTTATTCAATGAGATCCGCTTATTCAACATTCGGCCTCGTGCCACTAATACCTCCATAAAAAAACCGCCTCGGCGTGACAGCGCTTTGGCGGTTAGATGGTAACTCATTACCCACGAAGTCTGTCACCTTTCGTTGGTAATGCCTACGGTAATATACTACGAATCAGGATCAAGGTCAAGCGTAGTCTGCCGCGTGAAATCATACACGCGTTTTTCTATCGCCGCGAAATAATCCTCGTCGATCTCGTACCCGATGTAGTCGAATCCCATATCAAGGCACGCGATATAGCTTGAACCGCTGCCCATGTGGGTATCAAGTATCAGGTCGCCTTCTTTGGCGTAGTTGGAGAGTAGCCACTTGTAAAGGGCTACTGGTTTTTGCGTGGGATGGATGCGCTTAATTCCAGCACCGTCAGCATTCACGACCCCGCAATGCTGTATCCTTGCAATTTTATGCCCCAGCCTTGTTGACCATGCAAGCTCGAATTGTCCACCAAATATTCCATCAGCTGCCGGGGTGACTCTCTTATCCCATGCTACCCAATGGGCCGAAGCTGGCAAATTGAAATACTCACCGCCCCATATAATCTGATTTGCTGATACTCTACAAAGCTCAACAAAATACTCTGCCGGTGGTGGTACTGCGTCCCAATCTGTTACAGGGCGTTGCGTAGTGTTGATGTCATTATATCTCGCAAAATCAATACCAATCCCATACGGCGGGTCAACGATAGCCAAATCGACATAGTTGTCAGGCATTTCCTTGAGCGCGTCCATGCAGTCAATACAGTGTATTTTGTTCTTCTCTATTAGGCTCACGTAGTATCTCCTTTACATCATGACCGTTCGCGTGTAGATAGGCTACCAGTTTAGTATTCTTCCGCTTGATGCTCAAGTAGTCCTCGTGTAGCTGTCTCATGCGCTGTTTAACATCGTCGATGGTTTCTTTTGATTTTGCCATTAGTCGGCCTCATCGAGAAAGCACCCGCAACCGCCCCAATCGAAGAGGTCAACTTGCTTGTCCGACTCGACCAGGTACTCTTCGCGGAATGTGCGTAGGCTTTTGTATTGGTACTCGCCGTCAACCGTGATACGTAGAAACGGTTGCTCTTTACCAAGCACCTCGAAAACTTCCTGCTCGGCTTGTTCACACTCAAGATAATAGTCAGGTTTCTCAATCCACAACTTTCGGAATTGTGCTTGCCCTGCCTTAATGCAAAAACCGCCGCAGTTGTTATGATGGAAACCCATATCATACAGCCTTGGCGTGGTAACTCCCGAGTCACGACATTTGTCAACCATTTGTTGCTTGGTCAAATACGGCGGCTCACACATTGGGGCGTCGTAGACATAGGGAAGTTTACGAGGTTTTAACCGTTCTATTCTGTGTGTTTCGGTCCAATCGATACCCAGACTTATCACACACTCTTCGGGTTTGTGATTGTCTGCTACCCATTTATCGGCAAGCTCGCGTTTGAGTATCCTGCTGCACGGGTCTATTCTTGAGTTCCCCATGAACTTAACCGATTTGAACACTTCCCATATGTCCCGACCGTCTGCGATGGTGATAAGTTCCAAGTCAAGTGCTTCCGCGCTCTCATTGAGGAACCGGTATAAATCCTCATCCTCGCACTTAGTGTCCGCGAACAATAACAACGGATCATGCCCTTGCTCTTTTAGTCTGGCTGCGGTCGCCCATGAGCCGATGCCACCGCTATACATCACTATATGTTCCATTATTCACCTCACATTAAGAATCGTACGCTATGTTGGTAATTGTACCTATAGCGAGTCGCCGAATCGAACGGCGATACACCATCTCGCTACGTCACGTTGGCGACATACCCGGCAAGGCAGCCGGCACCAACGCAACACTCAAATCCTGTAAGTGTTTTTTGTAAGCTCTCTCCTATCGTCTTTGGAAATACCCGACCATACGGTCAAGGCTTGTGATACCGCCTACTACAACGGTAGTTATTACCTACGTCCTGTAACGCGGGTAATCTATGTGCAAATCAGGGACCGCAACGCGGTGTGATGTTGTCACCTATCCATTCTCGCACACATCTTTCAATGTTTCAAGCTGATCTCGTAGAAATTGGTCGCGTGTGATTCCGTTTTTCACAAGATAATCCTTGAACGTTATCCGTTCACGCGCTGCCAGGTAGTCCATATCTACGTGCTTGGTCACCTCAGACCGACCAAGTATCGTGTCAGCGATGTTGTGACAATCGACGCACAGCGGTATGCCATTCTTGCAATCATGCCGAAGCATCGCCCTCGCCCTATGAACGACATGATGACATTGTACGGGCGTCTGACGGCATATTACACACCTGTTACCGTGTACGGTTTTGACCGCACGACGCCAATAGTTCTGTAGCGTTGAGTCGCTTGGTGCTTTCATGTCGACGCTTTCTCTAAGTCCATAAGGCGAAATCGTCGAATGAATCCAATCTTATCAGTCTTGTTTACGGTGTGTTCGCACTTCGCACACTGCTTGCCGTCTAATATCTCGAAGGCTAATATCTTAGCCCATCCGTAGCGTTTCGTGTGCCTGATACGCGCATACTCGCCAATCTTAAAGCCGTAGTTTTTACTCGGCATCACCATACTCCTTTAGCTTGATGTCCAAATCGCTCGCGATGTGAAGCAACTCGTCAATCAAATACCCCGCCTCGACGGTCGAGATATCACGCTCCGAAACGGGTACGATGTTGCCAAAGCTGTCTTCGCGAGTAGGGTAGCCAAGCGTAACAGCTCGCCTTTTAGCTTCCGAGATAACGTCCTCTTTGTAGTCACCTGTAAACGCTCCTATTTGCTGTGCTGATCCATGTATTTTGTGATTCTGGCTCATCTCACCGGTAGTACGCGGCCGCTTTGGTGGTGCGAGCTTCACGTATAGCTGGTGCGATTTATCGACATTCCTATTGTGCCGAAGTAGATCATATTGAGCTTGTAGTAAAATCGGAATATCAAACACAACCCTTCTCGGCTCTAACGTCACTTTCGCCGCTGGCAGTTCAATCATCAGAACAAATCACCAGATCGGTCAACCGGTGCGTCAAATGCTGCGGATACACCATCTTCAATGTACGGTTCGGTGTCGCTTGTAACGCCAATCTCGCTTGCTGCGAATATCGCACCGGCTGCTTTAGCATTCTCAAGCGTGTCGATTCTTTCCTCTTCGCGTCCGACAGATTCACATACGGATTTTAACTCGCGATACACAGCACGCATGTCGTTGATGCTTTTCGCAGCTTCCATATCAAGTCGTGCACTATCAATAACCTCACGCGCTACGATTGTTTGGTACTGCTCGATGAGCTTCTCTATCTCTTGACGCGCTTTGTCCATATTCGGTAAGGCCCGTTGTGTCACAACCTCGGCTACGGTCTGAATCGATTGTGCAGGTATCGTCTCAATCTCGGTTTCGTCAAGCATCCCAAGGCCACAGATCGAAAGCGTAAGTCTCCGCTTCGCTTTCGTCTCGGCTTTCATGATTGCGTTCGCCAGCTTGTCTCCGGTCAATCCCTTGATAGTAACTGCGCCGGTCGCCGTGTCGGTTCGCCCTGTCTTGTCTTGACCCTTCGCCTTGATGATATACACACCATCGATGTTGTCGGATTCGAGGTCTATCACAGACACCCCGTTGATCTTTCGCAACTGCTCGGTGGCGTCCTTAGTAGCGTACAACACTTCCTTTCCATTCAACCGCAGGTACTGAAACGGTCGAGTTAACGGATTCAGCCCTAACGACTCACAGATACCATTGTAGTACGTCACCTTATCTTGCTCATTTAATCCTGAGATATCACCGCGCAATACTATCGACGCAACGATATCACCTCTTGTAGCTACTTCATTACTCATGTGGTTTCCTCCACTATGCCATCGTCGATTATCTCAGCGAGTTTGTCAAGTCGGTCACTGATTCCTTCGATCAACGCCATTTGTGACTCGGTGTACTTGACGGTCATTTTTCCTCCCAATCGTCACACTCGCCATCGTCTATGCTGTGTGTTCGGTACACGTCAACTCCTTTGCTATCGGGTCTAAGTTGGTAGTGGTCGATCACGAAACCGCAGCGGTACTCGTAATCTTCGGTGTACTTATTGAAAAACCGCTCCCAATACGTACAGGTCTTGCACGATCTAACGTTCATCCTGCTTCCTCATATCGGCGATAACCGCCGCATCAACTTTGTTCATCTCTTCGGGTTTTAGCATGTCTGATATTTCATACTGTGGCACGTTTAGTACCCAGTCGAGACTACCAGGAACGGTCACGTCAACGACCGAAAGCGTAACGTCGATCTTATCCCAATCATACTCGCCGAGGTTGCAATTCCCCTCGTATTCAACCGTTACCGGCCAATCTTCTCCGTTAAGTCTTACCATCATGGTAATCCGTCCCTCAAATTGTGTCATTTTGTCTCCTTGAATGTTTGGACCTTGCGCGACTCTCGCCAGTCGTCAATATCCTCTTGTGTGAACATCGGCGTTGCACCAAATCGGTAAAACGCCAACCCGTCTCTCGTGTAGTTTTGCACCGTGCGCTTTGTCACGCCCATGATCTCCGCTACCTGGTCGATACTTAACCACTGTTTCATATCATTCCCGAAACGATCATAATCACCAAAGCTACGGCTATGAATGTGAGAAACAGGATCGAAGAACCGAACATTATCGGTTCACACACGTTTTCAAATCTGTCATGCGTAAACAGATTTACAGCAAGTGCGCCGAGACATACCAGGATCGACAAGCACCCACACAATAGCAACACTAATATGATATCCATGACTCCCCCTTGTTAATCTACAACTACCATACTACATCCATCGGAACTATGCAACATCTATTTACATCTTTTTGCACGAAGTGAAAAAGGCATAGGTAGGGGTGCCAAAATGGCGTATCAAGTTGAAATAAGGAAGTGGTTTATTTTAAGTTCGGAATATCAACCGTGGGTTTAGTTTTATGGAGGTAAGTATTTGCATAGATAGGGTATGCGTAGTGTCGATGTTACGAACTACACATAGGCTCAAGTGTGGCAGTATATGTCACAAACTGTTGCCACTTATCAACAAGTGTTTACAATTTGCGGCAATGCTCGGCGATAAACTCGGAATACCGATAGTGTGTATCTCTTCCGAGTTTATCGCCGAGCACCTATGTTACAAGCACGATGAGAAGTGCGGCGAGAATCGTGACTATTCCGATTACGTATGACCGTATAGTGACGTCACGTATTCGATTTTCGACGTCTTTCTCGTAGTCGCGAAAGTCGTTGCCTATTTGCTTCATGCTGTCTTGTGTAGACTTCATGGCTGCCGCCGCCGTCTGTAGACTCTCGGATATCGTTTGCAGCCTCGGCGATAACCTCGCTACCGTTCCGTAAAGCTGTAGATGCGCTTGATAAGCCGTCTCCAACTCGTCGTAGATCGCCAGAAAGTGGTCCGCTATCTCCGCGTCCGTCATCTCGCCTACCTCTGCCGAGAAGGTAGGAAACGACACCAACAGCAATAGAAATAACAACAGCCATGGCAACCTTAGCATATTCAACCACCTTTTTCATTCTTTTTCTGCCATGCTTTCGCAGCTTGCGCTACTGCAACCATTCCAGCTCCCGTCGTTAGCGCAATCCCCGCATCCGGCAGGCTCATAAACATCGCTACCGTTCCCGCTAACGCGACCCCGAAACCTATCACGGCACCCGGAACCACAATCAACCGCAAAGCACTCGTGTTGTATCGGTCGTCTTGATACCAGCGAGATTTCTCCCCTGTGATCGGTGTCACTGTCGTCATAAGTTATTCTCCCCATGTTCTACCCTCGAATGTAAACGAGCCGTTGATAATGTTTATCGGATACAGGCTGAAACCGCCATCGTCGTGTAGGTACATAACAGCAAAGCCGTTTTGCCAACCCATCGGGCGACCTTTGGCATACTCCGGCGCGAGGTCACACAAGCAGCCTATCGTCCAGGCTTGTATCTCATCGGCATAGTTTGGCACGCCTCGTGAAAACACCTGGAAGCGGTGAACATCGCCAGAGATTACGTTACCCATATAGACGTCAAGGTGCTTTGCCGCCGGATACTTGCCGTGATAGTATCCGTGGAGCATGTTCAGTTTGCCGAGTTTGACCGGTTGACCATCACGGAACCTGTGCCAACCGATACCGCGACCGGAGAAATTAAACTCCACCTCGTAGTCGATCACGCCTTCGAGGGCCGGCACGGCGTCAATCCATCGCTCGATACGTTCGTCGTGGTTTCCTTCAAGCTTGATGAGCTTCGCGACCTCTTGCCATTCGTCAAGCTCTCTGTGTGCGAGGTCATAGTCGCCTCGTAGCCGCCTCGATTCCAAATGCCGTAGCTTTTCCTTGTCGAATGATGATAGGTAGTTGAGGTCAAGCCAATCACCAAGATCAACAACTATATCCGGTCGCCAATCCTTAGCAAATTTCTTGACGAGTTGGTAGCTTGGATGCGGTTCCTCATCATGCCGTAGATGTGCGTCGGTCATAATCAGTACGCGTTTCACATCCGTAACCCTCGCTTGAACCCGTGCCATGCGTGACGATCGCTAACCCAATAACATGGGCAGTCTTTACCGGTCACATCCCAATGACGCAGCATGTTGCATGGCTTTAGATTGTAGTCGCTTAGTAGCTCTTCTGCAAGCCACGCGGCACTTGACATGGTCGCTTCAGTAAAAACACCAGTCTCGGTAGGGTGACATAGTTCGACGCCAACGAATATCCAGTTGGGCGTTCTGCCTGCGTGTTGCGTTGCATGATCTGGGTACTGATTCTTGAGGTATGTAGTGTAGCAATGGCTCCCACAGTGCCATACAACGCGCTCACGGTCCGCAAACTGCCATATGGCTCCATCTATACCTATGCAGTAATGGCAGCCGCTGTACGTCTGTTTTGTTGGATCATCGAAATACCGATACGCTTGCTCTGGTGTCTGACCAGGCATACCGGTATAGTGCCATACGACGCCGAGTGTTTGAGGTCTTATATAATCAGAGCCGAAATGTGCAGTGACCCCGACAAACTTCTTTTTGATTTCCGTTACGTCAACCTCGCAAAGAACGCAATGATTTTATCCCAATTTGAGACAGCCGACACGATGACTGCCATGATAGCCACTTCCATGCCTCGCTGCCTCGCTACGCCCTTGCCTAATTTATCGCGCCGTTTCATCAAAAGGTCAAGCTTTGTGCATATAATAGCGATATCTTTTTGCATCTCAGGGATTAACGCTGCGGATGTCGAGACTCCGTTGTATAGCGTTTCCCTTATATCGTGTATGTGCTTGTCTTGCCTAGCCTGAGTTTTGATTACTTGCGCGAACTTCTCAGCGCATACCGCGTCGTATTGCTCTTTGCTCACCTGTTGTACTCCTGCTGTCATTTTACTGACTCTGTTCTTGAGCCTATTGTGTCAGATTCGTAGTGGAAGTCAAACTCCAAAAAGCAAGCGTTGCCGGTATAGGTGTCCGTACCCTCGTCACCCAACCTCGTGAGGCGACATATCACGATATTACTAATGGTCAAGCCAGTGCCATCCATTGTCGTAAAATCGTCGAGTTGATGTTTGTAAGCTGTCCCGTCAGCAGGGACGGTGATTGTATCTGTCGTAGTCGCACCGAACGTTCCGCCTATGTTTTGTATGGTGTACTCAAACTCCCATACTACATTACCACCATTAGTACTATCAGGCGACCAATGGATGTGTGGATATATATCGCTACCTTCTTTATAACCGTGTGGCATTTGCGCAGCAAAATGTAGCGATTCGTCGTCATCATTACCGCTGTCGAACTTGAACACAAACACACTACCGGTAACACCGAAGTTCTCGAATGCTGGTTCTGACTTAGAAGGATTGAGTTTTGTGTTCTGTGCAGGCACCCGCAAGTCATCCCACACGGTAGCCGTTCCTTCCATCCTCTGCGTGCCGTCGGCTTCAAATTGCGTGAAGTTTGTACCGTCGCCAAACTGCCAAGGCTTTTTCACTACGTAAGTCGTACCGTTCCAGTTCCAGCTATTCATCTAATACTCCACCGTGTTTGTACCGAGGTTTGTGAAGTTAGTCCCATTATTAAACGACCTCGATGAGTTTATGATAGTGCTATCTGCCGTTCCTGATATAAGTACCCCATTTCCGGAACAATCCACCACCAATATCCCTGAGAACACGTTTTGGCTGCTTGTGCAAAGGATGCCACTACTATTCGCAGGCGTGTCCGAGTTGTCAAGATTCCGCATGGCGATATTAGCGAATTGATTACGCTCGGACGCAACGATAGCGATGCCCGTGGCAGATGACGCTCCGTCGCTACATATAAAATCAGTTATATTTAGATTTACAAATCTACAGTCATCGCTCGTGGCCAACGTAACGCCACTTGCTCCGGTGTCTGACGATGACAAATTTTTAATAACGATATCAGAGAAGTTAGACCTGTCGCTATCGCCAATAAATATCCCTATTACAGGGCCTGCTATGACAGTAGCTTCGCCATCTATATTAACCGTAGACGCGGTGAAGTTCCTGCAATGGTCAAGAAGTAGCCCCACGTTTGAAAAACCTATCAAGTCAATGTCTGCGATAGTCATATTATCGCAGTAGGTGAACTCCGCACAGTCAGTATACGCGTCTGAAATCATTACGCCACTAATAAATGAATCATCAACGTATGACATGTACAGAACTTGGATATCATTCGTATCAGCGGAGTTTCGTGTAATCTTTATATCGCGAATCTTGATATCTGTGATTTCCGTCCCGCTACCGCCAACCGCCTCTATTGCGTAATCATTCGCGTTCTTTTCAATGATGGTATTTGCGCCCTCGCCCTCAAGTATTACATTGCTTTTCATTTCGATTGCCGCGCCAATGTTATACGTTCCTGAGGTAAGATGAACCTTTCCGCCTATGCCGCTTGATGACATAAGAGCGATGACAGAATTGATTTCTACCTCGTCGTTCGTACCGTCGCAATAGACATCAGCACTGCCAGGGTAGTATTGGCTCGCTACATTTATCGTGAGCTTATTATTGTAGACTCTCGAAGTACCACCACTCGCAATGAATCTCGCAACGGCGTTGCTATCATTCTTCCACGCCTCTTCGATCTCGCGCATGATTAACACCGTCTCGCCAAGTTCACCCGGTCTGCGAATCATGCGGGCATTGAATATCTCAACCGTTGAATCGATGTTTTCAGCTTCGCCCGCGCTACCGATCTGCAACCGCGCCCATTCGCCAGGTTGCAGAAAGTGCCACATTCCTGTAAGGGTTACGACATAGATATGCTTGGCGGTTTTGTGATACTTCCACCAATAGTCTGCAAGCTTGTTTAGTGTATCGATGTCGGTTATATCTTCATTCCCAAACTCAAAGGTTTTCTCGCCGTGCTTGTCTACGTCGTTAAAATCAGCGAACTTGTCATGCACGTACCCCTCCGCACCTGATACCATTCTCACGGCTTTACCACGAATAAAAACGCTCTTGAGATTAACCGTACCGCCTGTGCTGTTTGTGAGTAGTATACGCGCTGAACCAGGACGCTCATTTATCCAATCATCCTGCGACGTAAAGGTGGTTGTCTGTGTCATATCGGTCACACTACCATCGTCGGTTATTGACTCTAAGGTAGCCGACCTCATTCCGATAATGCGCCTTGTCGATGTGTTGTAGTTGGCTTTACCACCACCTACAAATACTTTAGGCTCTGGTGTGTCATATGTAGTGCCGTCTCTACCGCGCATTTCCATCTAAAAACCGTCCCTTATTACATTACCAGCGTCTTTGAAAAACTTAGTTATATCGTTTCCTCTGTCGGCGAACCATGTGTGAATGTTGAACCCATTCTCCGGTATCGGCGGCAATGGCGGCTCGGTATATTGGCCGTACTCAGGCTCTTGACCGTCATATCTCGCGTAGTACGTGCCATAGAATCTAGGGGTAGGCCATGTCTCGGCAGTTAGTACGTCCTCATCCAAATACCCTGCCTCGTCAACAGCGAACGAACCAGACGCCTCGGCAGACCACAAGAACCTTGTGTTTGTATCTTTCCAAATCTTCACACCGCGCCCGACGATCCTGTTAGCCTGTTTCATAGTTAGGTTCGTATTTATCCCCGGTTGAACATCGGTCGCACCGAACAGATAGAACGGCACGTTGTCAGAGTAGTCATCCGCAAGCACTGCCCTGAATCTCAAAGTACCGCTTGTGTCATCTCCGATATAAAGTACAGCACTCGCGTCGGCTATCGATTTGAGATGTGACCAAGCGGATTCGTTCTCTTGTACCACTTTCCACGGGTGTACTATCGTCACGGGTGAAACGTCAAATCCGAACACATCGTAAGCGGTTTGGTCTGCGAAGTCGGCCGATACTGCGCCACTACTTGCCGCTGTGTTGAGTACCAACGATGAGTCGCGGAATAGGTTGGTATCGCGATCGCCGTTTATCAGCATTGCACCGTCGGCATCTATCGTGTCGCCCGCTGCCGCACTAAAGGCTATGTTCAGTCGGTCGCTATCCGAATCGGTAATGGTATGCGTAACCGATGCTTTCACCCAAC